GTAATGCTACCACTCAGGAACCCGAAGAGAGTACCGAGGCACAGCGGAAGCATCACCACTAGGGTGAGCACTCCCACTGCATCAAGGTACTTCTGCATTACGGCTGCATTACGCGTTCACAGCGGTGATGGCGGCAGTGACGGCAGCCAGAGCAGCATCGACTTCAGCGTACGTGAAGCGGCCTTGCTTGCCAGATGCGCCACCAGTAGCGGTGCCAAAGGCGTATGCTTGGACGGTCTTCTCAGCCTTGACGAGAGCTTCCCAGAGGGCGGTGAGTTCAGCGGTACTACCAGTGCCGGTTGCAACAGACATGTATTTCTCCTAATGATTTCGATTGACCAAAGCGGTCGAGCACTGCTTGCGCAAGATAGCGCACTCAGCGTACTTCTGGACGATCAGGAACTCCCAATCGGTCAGGCTTGACCCCGCCTCGGGTACTACATCACAGTCGCTCAGGCAAGACGCCGGGGGCTGCGATAACTGCAATTTCTGCATTGACAACTGCATTGACTGCACGGATGGACTCGTTGAGCAGGCGGATGCGCTCAGCATCACCCACGCAATCAGGAACACCCGGAATAGCTTGAACTGCTTGAACTGCTTGAACTGCATTGCGCTTCTCCTGCACCACCAGACGCACAGATTCGCGCTTGGTGCGGTTTTCTTGGGCCTGCTGGACATCCACCTTCCCAGCCTCGGCACGGGCCTGTACGGCCTCCTGAACAGCCTCCTGCACGGTGCTTAATTCTTGAGCAGATACACGGGAATTCCCGTACATCCTGATCCCGAACACCAGCACCGCGAGGACGGCCAACAAGGCCACTGCGAGGGCCACCAGTCGATTTAAACTCATTCGCTTGTACATCCTTTCAATGGAGGGCGAGAGCCGCCTGAGCGGCCCTGCGAGCATTAGAAAATCATGGATGGATTGATAACGCCGGAGCCTTGAATGACCATCTGCGCGCGAACGCTCAGGTGAATGCCGTCAAGCGTCATGCCGGGTGATTTCCAGACACCAGACCCCCAAGACGTTTCGAGAACAGAGGCTGTGTCGAAGATGCCAGCCAGCCACATCGGTGCATCACGAATCGCATCGTTCAGCAGCACACGCTGCGCGTCGTTCGCGCCGACAGTCTGGTTTGCGGTAGTCGCCCATGCGTCGGTCGAAGTAGTAAGTGGCGTGATCGTCTCTTGGAAAAACGGCTTGCTTGGATACCATCCGGCAATCGTCGCAATGTCTGCCAGAGCCTGCGCTGCTGTTCGTCCACTGCCGACATCGTTCGTTCCGAAGTTGCAGACGATATGACTGCAGTACGCCATCAGCGCTTTACGCCGGGTTCCTGCGGCTGTGATGTACGTTTGCGCACGATCACCATACGATCCGAGATTGAGATAGCCAAACTGTGGCCCGATAGATCGAGCAGTCAATCCTTGATCGCCAAAGCCATTGCCGATCACCTGTGTGGTTACAAGATTCACTGCGCCAAGTTGGATGGAGTCGCCGACAAGCGCAACAGTCGGGCGTTTCGTATCGCCAAGGATAGCCACAAGCGGAGACATCGCGCCAGTGCTGGCCGTGCCAATCGCAGCCCCGCCGACTGCTGTCAAGTTCGGAGTCGTAACACCGAATACACCACGGTCGCCAGTGATAGCTGCGCCTGTCGTGTTGTAGATAATGCCGTTCTGCATGTCTGCCCATGTGTAAACAGCGAACTGCGCACCGGCTGGAATCTGCGTGGAAAGCGTGAGCAGATCAGTCAGGATCGTGCCGCCGTTGGCGGCCGAACCAGTCACCGCGCCGGAGAACCAAAGCTGCTGCGGCGTGGTGCCGATAGGGTATTCAATCGAAGCGGCAAATGTGGCAGTCGTTCCCGGCAGTGTTTCAGCCTGAGCCGTATACCACCAGTTCGCATAAGCAAGCTGCACTGCGCTGATATTGTCCCGAGCGTAATGCAAGGAGCGCCACATGCCTTGCTTGTTCGATGCGTGCTTGGTGTTCGGCACCAGAACGCGAGTTGCCACCGGGCCACGATATACCGGGCGCGATCCACCGCCGTCAACAGCACCACCGACCAAGCTAATTCGCTGAGCAGCGAACACATCCTGAATCTCCCCAGGCACAGGGCCAGATACATAACCAGTGATCTCATCCTCTGCGGCAATGGTGCTACCCAAGTACGATCGTGCGTACCACTTACCATCCGGGTCTTGCGTGAATCGCTGCCTGAGCGAGTCTAGGGAAGCTATATCAATAGCCATAACAATCCTTTCGGAACACAGCGGACTCTGCCGCTCGTCTACGTTCTAATCCGCGCACGGGCTTACCGCCTGCGTAGCGCCACTTGTGAAACTCGTTTGATGCGCCTAAGCAGTCACCGGAGTTCAGGCGACGTACAAGGGTACTACCACAGATGGCACCGCCACCGATGTTGAACGCTAGGCTCAGCAATGCGTCGTACTGGTCTTGAGTGACCGGCGCAGTCACACATCGAGCAAGGGCTTTCCCCGCATCATGTGTATCCTGCACCAACCGTTCTTGGCACTCACCTAGTGAAGCGACCTGTCCTATACGGACCGCCTTTGTGCTCCCTGTGCATATCGTAGGAACCCCAACAACGTCTAGGTACGCAGTCTGCTTGGTGCCTTCCCATTCTTGGATGAACGTGACACCAGCGAGACTCAGCGACAACAGTGCAGCAGAGACTTTAGTCCGAGTCTGCATTAGTAGCCCTCCGGTTTCGGAGATGATGCTCAGCGCGTCTATCTTCCTTCGCCTTGTAGTACCAGTTAATGAGCAAACCTACTGTACCAATGATTAGACCACCATACGCAGCAATTTCGTTAGCGGTCAAGCCACCAAGAACAGCACTGTACGCGCCACCCTGAGTGATTAGGTTAGCATGTTTTTCCATCGCATTCATTTCCTTCCACGCCTCCCTTGAACCACTCTACGGGTTCCTGACGAGATGCCTAATTGTAGTTTCCCACCATACCCCATAGGGTCTGCTAGGTGCTGTAGAACTTCCTGCTTAGCACGCTGTTCAGCGGCTTTGTGCTCATCGAGCATCAGGACGTTCTTGAACTCACGGACTGCACCGGCCATACATTCAAGCCGGTCATCATGCGTGAGGGAGTTCCTATCGGTTGTGATGTTCTGTAGTTGATACCACAGGCTGTACTGCGTACGTGCTTCTTGGGCGTGCTGCTTTCCGTACTCAATGTCGGAGTCGAACACCTGTTGATGCACGATAACTCTGTGACGCTGCATAGCGCCTACAAGGGAGTCAATGATCCGCCGTTCCTTCTGGCCTGTACTGTACTCGCCTTCTACACCGATGTGCGTGATACCGTGCTTCGCTAGGATCGCTTTCAAGTTGATCTCGAATAGGCCGTGGCCCATGTTTGACTCAACCTTCACGCGAGTCACCTTAGAGCGCAGCATGACCTCGACTAGCTTAGCGCCGTTGTCGTCAGTCAAACCACCCTTCAAACCACCAACGTCCAGTACGTGAATGTACGGGCCGAGTGCAGTAGCGATGCCATAACCTAGTTCGTCTGAACCACCGCCAGCAGGGTCGATGAACATAGCAACGTCCTTCGTCGTAGTGAATCTACAATCGACAGGTAGTGCGTAGTACATCTTCGTAAGCGGGACAGGGAACGAAGCAGGTAGTGGTACTTGGTACTTCTCAGCAGCTTGCCACAAGACAATCTCAGGTAGCTGGTCAGGTGCGAAGTTCGCAACGACTAGATCGCTTAGCTTGAGTTGCTGTCTCGCAGCGTCAGCAAGGCTTGTGTCCAGCATGTACTGCAACTGGAAGTCTTCTGGTCCCTTGTCGAGTTCTTTCTCAACGAGGTCAGCTTCAGTGTATCGCTCTGGGTCAGCAGGTTGTCCCTTGCTACCGTCGATACCGCCACCTCGCTGAAGACTTGGGTCGGCTGTAATGCGGTCAGCAATGAACGGGGCCAGTCGGCTCCCGTACTTCTCGATCTCTTCATCGGTGGGATACCTTCCGGGCCAAATACGAATGTCGTATCCGCGCCCTTGCAAAGTGTTGTAGATGCTGTCCTTAGATTGGGGAGTCCCAAGGTACAGGATGTCTCCGTGCGTACAGATAGAACTGAACTCTTTTGACAGGTGCAGCAGCAGTTGCCGTTGCGTCACAGTCAAACCGTTCTTGTTCGTTTCGATGTCATCTGGGATGAGCAAGTCAGCACGCTTACCGGGTAAGTTCGATGTGATACCGACGCATGCCACGCTAGGTGACTTGTCAAGACCCTTCAGGGAGAAGTGTACGTCGAAGGCTTCAACTGAGGTTCTATCCCCAGCCTGCCTATCTGGACGCAGGTACTCCAAGATGTCCCATGTGGTAATCAGACGGACGACCAGAGTCGCTACCTCGGAGGCTTGTTTCTCGCCACCGGATACAATCAGCACACGAGTGCTAGGCCGCTGAATAATACGCCATACTGCGTACAGAGCAGCGAGGGTACTCTTAGCTTCGCCTCGCTGCGCCATAACCATACGGAGTCGCGGACCATTCTGCATGAAGTCAGAGATGTCCCGCTGCATATCGGTCAAACTAAACCCGAGGAAGAGCATGCCATCTTCCGCGAAGTCCTCGAACTTCTCGTACTGTTCCGCCATTAGCGCGGAATGCGCAAACCGGGTTGGGATGTCCATTACGCCTCCATTACTTGAAGGTCAGCAGAGGCCAGAGCCACTACATTACTTCCACGAGCACGCCGACTAGCAGCTTGCTCTTTCAACTTGTTACGAAGCTCAGATAGGTCAT